CCAACCTGAGCCGGGTCGACCTGAGCGGGGCCAACCTGAGCCGGGTCGACCTGAGCGGGGCCAACCTGAGCCGGGCCAACCTGAGCGCGGCCAACCTGAGCCGGGCCAACCTGAGCGGGGCCAACCTGAGCGGGGTCGACCTGAGCGGGACCGACCTGAAAATCCACGCCCTGGAAGTGTTCACAGGACTCTACCCCTACCAGTGCTGGGCGTTCGTGACGGACCAGGGCGTTCCCTGGGTTCGCATGGGCTGTCTCTGGAAGACGGTCGAGGAGTGGGACCAGATCGGGATCCGCAAGAGCAATGTCATCGAATTCCCGGACGATGGCTCAGAGAAGTGTGAGCGCCGGGTGCGGGCATTTGAATTCACCCGCACCGCTGCCCTGGCCATGGCCGAGAAGTTCCGCGCCGAGAATCCCACCCAAGCCATGGCCTGAGCCTGTCCAAATTCACGAACCATCCAAGGGCCACCCGATGAACTATGACCTCCCGATCTTCCAGCCCACGCCCCCCCGGCTTTCCGGGATCTCCTGCTCTCGCTGGTCGAACCCCTCACCGCCCAGGCCACGGCTTGAGCCTGTCCAGGAGCCGAACCATGACCAAAGACGAATGGATTAAACGATGCATCGACCGGCTCCAGCTTCGCTCAGGGATGACCTACGACGAAGCCCGGCCCATTGCTGAATCACTGTATGAATGGGACGGGATCGGGATGGAGGCCAGTCCCAGCGACCTCTACACCCCGGAAGAAATGGCCGATTCGGGACTCGAAGAATGGCCCGCGAACTCTGACCTGTAGCACCTGTCCATAATCGCCCCGAGCCGAAAGGAGCACAATGAGCCGCCGAAGCATGCATGCCGCCTGGACGACGGGAGCACTGGCCCTCCTGGCGGGCTGTGCTGGTTCCTCGCCCCCTGCGCCGAGTCCCCCTCCCGGGCCGCGGCCCTACCTCCTCATTATGGCGGGCCAATCCCAGATTTGCGGCCGAGCCTCCAACGTCGAATTGGCGCTCGCCTTCCCCGCCATCGCGGCCCATGCCTTCACCACGCAGATCTGGGTGGACAACATCACGGAGTTGGGGGGGTGCGATTCGGAAACGCCCTTCCTTGACCCGTCGCCCTACACCGGACACTGGGAAACCCTGACGCTGGGGGTGCAGCAATCCCTCCAGTGCGATGCGGGGAGCCATGGCCCCGAGATTGACCTCGCCTACCGGTTCGAGACCGAGCACCCGGGGGAACCTCTTTATATTGTGAAATTCAGTTATGGCGGTATCCCTTTGGCCGCCAATCCGGACCGAGGCATGGACTGGTGTCCTGCCAGCGATCACAGGATGTATTGGGCATTCACTAAATACGTGCTGCCTGGGGCGTTCTTTTCGCCGGAATTGAGCCATGGCTATCTGCCCCTCGGGTTTCTCTGGGCACAGGGAGATTCGGACGGCATCGGCACCCATCCGGAAATGACCACCAACCATCAATATGGGGAAAACCTGACCGCCTTCTTTGCTGGGCTAGAAGCTAGGTTCCCTGCCCTGGCCCGGTTCCCCAAGGTCATCATCCCTTGCCAGACCTTGGACGAGACTGACGCTACCCTGACCACCCCGCCCAGCGAGCCTTCGCCCGACTATCCCTACATCGCCACCCGGGTCATCCCTGACCAGCAAGCCTTCTGCGCGAACCCTGAGAACCATGCGATCCTGCTGGACCCGAACCAGTGGCCCATCATCGGTCCCACCTTTTTAAATCCTCACTACGACTCGGCGGGGCTGGAGATGCTCGCCGCCGCATTCCCCCTTGAGAGGTGACCCATGGGCCAAGCCAAACGCCGCGGCAACATGTCTGAGCGGGTAGAACTCGCCTTCGCCTGGGAGGAAGCCTACGACGAGAAATGGGAGCGGGAGCGCCCCCTCTGGGCGGCCGAGATATCCCGCCGGCAGGCCGCCGCCGCGCAGCACCGGGTGGTCCACTCCCCCCATCTGGGCCGGATTGCCCTGGTCCTGGCCGGCCTGTTGGGGCGGTAGGTGCGCTGCCTCCGTTGCCACCGCCGGTTGGCCACCCAGGATTCCATCCTTCGGGGCTACGGGCCGACCTGTTGGGCACGGGTAGAGGCGGAGATCAATGCGGCCCACGCCCTCTTTGCCGGCTGGGAAACTTACGAATCTGAAGGAGCACCCAATGCCAACCCGAAAACGCGGCCGACCCCTGGAGTGGCCTAAAGCCTGGAGGGAATTCGCCGAGAAGCTGGGCGGCGTTCGGGCACTGTCCGAAGGGATGGGCTATCGAGGCCACAACACCCTGGCTAACAAGGTTTACGGCCGCTCGCCCTGGTCCAAAGGGGACCGGCTCTTGCTCTCTGTACTGGCGAAAGAGGCCGGGTTTGATTTCTCCCGCTTATTCCCAAACAAAAAAGTTGAATCACGCGGGATGCTGAGGTAGCCTATGACTCCGCGACCAGGGTGCGCCTGGATCTATGCTATCTTCACCCCCAACCCCATTCCCCTTGCCGGGCGGTCCGAAAGGCGACCCGGGCGCACCAAGAGGGAATGGGGCCTTCCCTTTGGACTGCATTCATGGCCGTAAACCCGGTAGCAGTCGTTGGTCTTTCCCCCTGGGAGATTCTTGGTCTCCATCGGGGCGCGGCCCCCGAGGAGATTCGGGGGGCGATGCGCCTTCTTGCCAAGGTCATCCACCCCGACGTCCTCCCACGGGGGAAGGCCCTTTTCCAGGTGGTCCAGGCAGCGGCTGCCGCCTGTGCCAATGGGGGCAGGTGGCCGCCCGACGCCCTGGACAAGTTTGATGGGTTTGAACGCAAGACGCCTCAGCCCGCCCAGCCGACCAATGGCAAGCACCCATGGCAGTCATCCTGGCGATCGACTAAAAAGGGGAATTTCGCGCGAAGCGTGGGCCCCCAAACCTGGATCAACGTCTACTTCGCCAAGGACGGATCCGGGTGGAGGTTTCTCACTCCCGATGGGAAGGGTGGGACCTATTTCGACAACGAGACATTCCCTACCGCCCTGGAAGCTCAGGAAGCGGCCGATGCCAAATGGGGAGGATTCTGATGGCACGTATCAGAACGGTTAAGCCGGAATTCTGGGGGCACCCTATCCTCGCCCGATTATCTGACTGCACCCGGCTCATGGCACTGGCCCTGCTCAACATGGCCGATGATGAAGGGTATTTTCTGGCCGATCCCGCCCTGGTCAGAAATTTCGCCCGACCCTTCGATGAGGACTCCCGTAATACTACGGTAGCGATCCGGGAGCTTTCCAACGTGGGGTGGATTGAGGTCCGTTCCCACCCCTCCCATGGCCTCATCGCATGGGTGGTGAACTTCGCCAAGCATCAAGTGGTGAACCACCCAAGTCCCAGTAAACTCAAGACATACTTTTCCGGTAGCGTTCCGGTAATGCTCCCGGAAGGTTCCGGTAACGTTACTACCGGGAACAGGGAACAGGGAACAGGGATCAGGGAGCAGGGATCAGGGAGCAGGGATCAGGGAGTTCAAGCTCCTTCGGAGCTTCCTCCGAGCTCGCAAGGCTCACTCGGAGGCCCTCCCGGGAAGAAGGGAGTGGACAAGCCTGGGAAGCTGGACGACTCCAAGATCCTGGTCTCGGTAGAATGCGTCGGGACTGGCCCTCATCTCTGGCCCTTGTCCCAGGCCAGGATGGACGAGTGGGTGACCGCCTTCCCCGGCATCGACGTTCCGGCCAAGGTTCGAGCAGCCATCGTCTGGCTTCGGTCCAACCCTAAGAAACGGAAAACCTTCAACGGAATGCCCAATTTCTTCGCCTCCTGGCTCATCCGGGAGCAGAATCGCAGCCGTCCCCCTGCACAAGGAGCCTCCAATGGAACCCCATCCCATCGATCTTCCGACCTCCAGAGTTCTGCCGAACTTGCCCGCGAGCACGAAGCTCGGGTTGCCGCCACCTCCCCCTCCGGAATTGACCCTCTCGCTGGATTCATGGGTGCTGGCCCGGTTGTTGGAGATCGGGCTGGGGGAGGGTGAGGCGGAAGCCAGCCTGGAAATGATTCCCCAGGGCATCCGCCGGGCGCTCCCACCCATTGTGATCGAGCGGATGGCTGCCGGGCAGCTTCCGGCCACTGGCTTTGGGTTGGGGGGAGAGATCGGGTGGGGGAAGACCTTCACCCTGGCGGCCCTAATTCGGGCAAGCCTCCTGAAAGTCGCGGAGTTCCGGCGGGAAACTGTGGACCACGTCAGCACCGTTGCCTGGGCTTGTTGGCCGGTGGACAAAGCCGTTCGTGGCACCCTTGACCAGTCCCGGGAGCGACTGGAGCATCTGGCCAATGCCCCTCTGTTGGTGCTTGACGACCTGGGGCGGGAGCGGCTGAAGGGGTCCTACGGGGATGATTGGTCCCGTTCCTGCCTGGACGTGATCGTCACCCAGCGGTGCCGCCGCCGGCTGCCCATCCTCTGGACCACCAACTGTTCGTTCCAGGAGCTATTGGGGATTTACGGTCCTGGGCTGGTCTCCCGGCTCTCAGAGATCAATCCTTTCCTCCGGCTGGAAGGTCTCCGCAACCTGCGGAGGGTGTGATGGCCGAGCTCCCGGTCGATCTTGACGCCGAACGAACCCTGCTTGGATCCGTCTGGTCCGGCCTCGCCATCCGCGATCCGGAGAGTCGGACCATCCTTTGGGACCTGCCCCCGGTCGCATTCTTCGTCACCGACCACCGGGCGCTCTGGGAGGGAATGCGGGCCTTGGCCAAGGAGTCCCAGGAGATCCCCTCCGAGCAGGCTCTGGCCTGGAAGGTCAGCAAGGGGACCTCAACTCCCCAAACCCTCTCCACGATCCTCGAAATCCTACGCCATGGTGCGGATGCACTACCCTCTCCCCTTTCGAGCCGTGTGCGCGAACTGTGGCGCAGGAGGGTGGCAATTTCGGCCTGCCGCACGGTCGAGGATGCCGCCGAAGACTTGTCCATGCCCTTCCCGGAGGTGGCCGCCAGCGCCAACGCGGCCTTCCTGGAGGTCGCCAAGGGGGACACGGCCGCCAACCGGTCCTGGTGGAGCTCGGAGATGGTGGAGCGGCTCCAGGAGAACCGCCCCTTCCGGGAGGGGGCGGCCGGGGCTCAGTTGCTCTGGTTCGGGATTGGTTGGCTGGATGACATGCTGGTCTCCGGGCCCGGGAACATCACCGTGCTGGGCGGCCGGCCCGGGTGCGCCAAGTCCGGGCTCGGGCTTCAGGCCAGGAACGTCAGCGCCTCCAGGGGGATCGTGAGCGGGTTCTATTCCCTCGAGCTCTCGAAGGAGGAGGTGGAGGCCCGGGACGCCGCTTGGTGGCTTTCGGATCCAGCCCACGGGCTGGTCTATGGCTACAAGGCCCTGCTGCGGGAGAAATACGACGCCTCCGCGGCCATGGCCACCCTCATGGACCGGGCACCCTTCCTGCAAAACGCCCGGGGCTGGACCCATCCGGCCAACGTGGAAGTGGGGGCCTTGATCGCCGCGATCTCCGAGGACGTTCACGCCTACGGCCTCAAACTGGCGGTAATTGATTATTTCCAATACATCCGGCCGGTCCGGCAGAAAGGGGACACCCTGGCCAGCGCCTACGCAGCGAACTCTGGGGCGCTCAAGCAAGCCGCCCAGGACCTGGGGATCCACATCCTGCTCCTGTCCCAGCTGAACATCCGGGACGACGGGGCCCGCCCAGGCATGGGCGATCTGAAGGAGACCGGGCAGTTGGAGCAGGACGCCGCGGCTGTGCCGATGCTCTACAAGGACAAGGACGGCAATCTTTGCATGACCGTCCCGAAGAACCGGGACGGGAAAACCGAGATTTCCAAGCAGTTGGACGTGGTCTGGCCCTGCCTCCGGATCACCGCCCCCTACCGGGAGACCGAGCAGGCTGCGTTCTTTTAATTTTCAGGAGGCTTGTTGCGATACCATGGGGAGGAATCCTCCGAGGTCCTCATGTCCAGCACCCCCGTTGTCAGACTCAGAGCCTTGCAAACCACCATCCACGGGCTGACGGGGGTCGAGATCCCCCTCCTGGACTTGTCCGAGGCGCTCCTTGAGCACATGACGCACCACAGCATCCGCTTCACTGTCCGGGCGATGCAGTCCTACCACGACCGGCTCCGGAACTGGCGCACCGCGGATCAGGTGATCCTGACCAAGTTCCACGCCATCCGGAAGGACCGCCGGGCCACCTTCGCGGACATCCAGGCCATTTATGAAATCTACCGTGGCATTTGTGAGGCCCAGGGGATCACCCCCATGGGGCTCTACACCTTCCGGGTCCGGGCCTACCAGATCCCCATTCCCCGCCGGCCCATCCCAGCCGGCATTCTGATGGGACCATGAATGAACGAGAAACCGCCACCACCCAATGCCGAGGACCTGCCCGTCGGGACCTTGATCGTCACCCGGCACCAGCCCCGGACCCCCGTCCACGTCCTCGAAGTTATCCCCTATCCCGGCGCATCGGTGGGATTCCTGGTTCGGCACGATGGACCCGGTGTCCCCTGCCTGGACGGTGCGGACGTTCGCATCTGGAAGGCTAAATAATGGCTCCAAAAGAGTTCCTCATCAACGCCGGCCTGATCGCCTTGACCACACTCCTGGGTGGGAGCGCCCTTTGGGCGGTCTTCCGGTATTTTCGAGGCTGAACCATGAGCCACCACGACCGCACCATCTGCCCCCATGACCTTCCCCTCGAGGACTGCCCTTGGTGCGCGCCGGCCCGGGTGGTCCAGCAGGCCCCGCCGCACATCCTGGCCGACCTGGGGGCGGAGGAGGTCTCAGAGGAGCCCCGGGCTGGTCGGATTCTCCCGAACGGCCCCGCCGACACCGACCAGGAGCACGGGCATGTATGAGGTCCTCCCCTTGTCCGGCACCAAGCTGGTGCTCCTGCCGCTGCCCCTGACGGACGCCATGGGCTTCCCCACCTTCCCCCTCTCGGTGGATATCCCTCTCCGGGCCTATCCGGACCGCCCGGGCACCGCCGACCCGGTCGCCCTCCTCCACTGGATCGCCGACATCGCGGAGCGGGATGGGGTGGAGACCATCGGGCTCGGAGGGATCCATGGCTGACGAGAACCCCCTCCTCTTCCGGTTCACAGTGACCGGCCCGGCCGTGATCGACGAGATTACCGCCTTCCTGGAAACCTACTGGGCGCAATCCTTGGAGAAGGATGAGCCGCTCACCGTGGAGATCGCCGCCTGGGACGCCCCCGCCTCCGACGAGGCCATCAAGTTCTACTTCGCCGCGGTGGTGCGGCAGATCGCCGAGCAAGCCTGGGTCCCAAACGATGCAGGAATTCGCCGCCAATACGCCGTCAAAGAATGGCATGAAACTCTTAAAGATATGTTCGGCCTGCGACGGGATCGGCCCTTTGGCCCAAGCGTCCCCATCTCCATTCTCGAATATAAGCGTAAGGAACTCACCAAATACATCCGCGAATGCGAATCCTGGGCCGCCGGCCCGCCGCTCAACATCCGCTTCATCGACAGATCGGAACCCCCCCCATGGCTAGGCCACAAGCACTGATCCCCCCGCCCCTCCCGGCGGATGACCTGAAGACCCTAATGGCGGTCGGCTCCCCCGGCAAGCTCCGCCTGTCCAAGCTGGTCCCGTGGGACGAGAACCCCCGCGACCACGATCCGGCCCAGGTGGAAATGCTGGCCGCCTCCATCCGGACCCACGGCATGGTCCGGCCCATCATGGTCCAGGCCAAGACCAACCGGATCGTCGCCGGGCACGGGACCCGGCTGGCCCTCATGCTCATCGCCGGGGGTGCCGACCCCGAGGTCCCGGTGGTGGTTTGCAAGCTCACGGACGCCCAAGCCCGGTCCTACGCCGTGGCCGACAACCGGCTCTCGGACCTCTCCACCTGGAACCCGGCCCTGCTCCGGGACTCCCTCACCGCCCTTAACGATGGGGCATTCGACTTCGCTTCCATCGGCTTCGACCAGTCCTCCTTGGCCGCCATCTTCAACACCGCCCCCCCCGAGTCCGGGATCCTGCCCGGCCGGGACCCTGACGATGCCCCACCCCTCCCCCCCGTCCCCCAGGCCCGGCTCGGGGACCTCTACCTCATCGGCCGCCACCGGCTGGTCTGTGGGGACTCCACCTCCAAGGATGACGTCTCTCTCCTCATGGCCGGGGTCAAGGCGGACTGCCTGCTGACCGATCCCCCCTACGGCGTGGCCTACAAATCGGATTCCAAGTCCCTCAAGGCCGGGGGCAAAGCCTCCATCAAGAACGACAACCTGGACCCCGAGGTCCTCCAGGACTTCCTGGCCCAAGCCTTCCACGCCGCGGCCTCCGCCCTCGCCCCCCACGCCGGGTGCTACATCTTCTACCCTTCCCGCTACCACCGGGAATTTGAGAACGCCCTGAACCTGTCCGGGTTCGAGGTCCGGGCCCAGATCATCTGGGCGAAGACCCAGGCCAGTTTCGGCTTTGCCCAATACAAGTGGAAACACGAACCCATCCTGTTCGCCGCCCGGCCTGACGCCATCCCCCTGATCTTCGTCCCTGCCCATGAAGCCGCCTTCTACGCCTTCAAGGCCGGGCAGTCCGTCGCTTGGGAAGGGGACCGCTCCCAGACCACCGTCTGGACCTGCGGCCGGGACCACGGCTACGTCCACCCCACCCAGAAGCCGGTCGAACTCCTGGCCCGCGCCATCCGAAACAGCACCAAGCCGCGCGGCATTGTCCTCGACCTTTTCGGTGGAAGTGGTTCCACCCTCATGGCTTGCGAAGTCCACGGCCGGACCGCCTACCTCATGGAACTCGCCCCGGCCTTCGTGGACGTCATCGTGCTCCGCTGGGAGCAGGCCACCGGCAAGCAAGCTATCCTGGTGCGAGGGAAGTGATCCATGCCGCGCAAGCAAGCTGCACCTCTGCCCCCAGCTTCGGTTCCGAAGCAGAAGAAGGGGAGACCGCCTATTTGTCAGTGGGAGGTCCTTGAAAAGCTGTATATATACGGTGAGAAACCAGAAGGGGCGGCGGAAACCAGTATGCCGACCTTCTCATCCCTGGCCGTTCTCGCTACGCGGTTTAATGTCCCTCTAACAGCAGTATCCAAATACGCCCAGCGACATGACTGGGCCGACCTCCGGGCCAAGGCGCGCACCGGTATCGTGGATGCGACCCATGCCGCCATGGTCCGGCAGGCCACCGAGAACTACCTCCCCCTCCGAACAAGTGCTGTGGCCCTGGTGGGGCAAGCCTTCACAGAGGCCCAGGCCGCCCTCAAGGGCAGCGACGTCACCAAGGCGGAGACCACCACTCGGGTCATGGACACGGTGGACCGCGGCCTCAAGAATCTGGATCGGGCCTTGGGCATCGCCTCCCCGCCGGCAATCGCCCTGCAACAAAACAACCTTTTCGTGCAACAAACCCGCCCTGGGGAGGAACCACCGCCCCCTTCCCAGTCCCAGACTCTGATCGATCCGTCCCTCAGCGGGAGCATCTGGAGCCTGATCCTTCGGGCCCGGGAGTCGGCCAACGCCTCCAGCGACGGTTTCATCCGCAGCCTGGAGGAGGAGTCCACCCTGCCCCCTCACCTCTCCTCCGTGCCCCGTGGCTGACAAGTCCGATCTTCTCTTGGCCATGGAGGCCAAGCAGCTATCCAAGCTGAGCAAGCTGCCGCCGGACCCGGTGAAGGCCCAGGAGGCGATCGCCACCCTGGCGGACTACTTCTCCGCAGCTTGGCTGAAGATTTCCCTGAAGGAAGCCGGGGGCGGGCTGGCCCCGTTCGTCTACAACCCGATCCAGATGGACCACCTCGTCGGGCTCCGGAGGCTCTACCGCCGCCGGCCGGAGATCGACCTCTTCCGGGGGATCCGGGACCTGATCCTGAAGCCGCGCCGGCTCGGATTCTCCACCTACATCGCCAGCCTCTACTTCCTGGATGGGCTGCTAAACCCTGGGACCAACACGGTTGTGATGGCCCACACGGAGGATGTGGTCAAGGAGCTATTCGATATTTATCGAATCTTCTACGAGACCTTGCCCAAGGATGTCCGGGAGCGCTGTCCCACCCGGCGCATGTCCACCTCGGAAATGGAGATCAATTTCTACGACGAGAACGGTTCCCTCGATCTGACCACCCGGCCGCCCTCCACCTTCTCGGTCGGCACCGCCGGGGGTAAGGACAAGCGCGGGCTGACCCCGCACAACATCCACCTGTCTGAGGCGGCCTTCTACGAGAAGTGGGCGGAGGTGAACAAGTCCCTGGTCCAGGCCCTGGACGTCCGGGGGAACGCCTTCCTGGAGTCCACCGCGCGCGGTTTCAACCATTACAAGGATCTGGTGGACGCGGCGATCGAAGGCAAGTCCATGTATCGGTTGGTTTTCTTCCCATGGTTCGCCTTCCCTGAATACCGCATGCCGGCGGATCCGGGGCAGGCGGCGGAGATCTCCCGGACCCTGTCCTCGGAGGAGCGGGTCCTGGTGGAGCGTGGCGTGGGCATGGACCAATTGGCCTGGAGGCGGTGGAAGCTGACAGGCATGGACCTCACCGACTTCCACCAGGAGTTCCCGAGCTCCGTCCTGGAAGCCTTTGTTTCCACCGGCCGGCCCGCCTTCAACCTGGAAATCGTCGTCCAGAACTGGGAGAAGGCCCGCAAGGCGGCCGGGAACTGGGCCAAGCGGGACGAATGCACCACCATCTTTGCCGCCCCCGACCCGGCCGGGACCTACGTGCTCTCTGCGGACCCGGCGGAGGGGCTGGACCGGGGCGAGGGTGACAGCCGGAACGAGGTGGGCGGGCTGGACTATTCCTCTGCATCGGTCCGGGACGCCGCCACCCTCCGGGTCATGGCGGTGATCCATGGGCGGCTTGGGGAAGCCGACTTCGCCGGCCGGATCGGCAACCTCGGGTACGAATACAACACCGCCTTGATCGTGGTGGAGCGGAATAACCACGGTGGAACCGTGCTTTACGCTCTCGAACAGGCCATGTATCCGAACCTCTACCGGCACCAGGAGTATGACGCCGCCGGCCAGCCCTTCCACAAGTTGGGGTTCCCGATGAACGTCCAGACCCGGCCGCTGGTGGTGGACTGCATCCGGGAAGTGGTCAAGCGCGGGGCTCACCCTGACCCCGATCCAAACTTCTGGAAGGAGGCCAGCTTCTTCGTTTCCAACGTCCTCGGCAAGTATGAAGCTCAGTCCGGCCGGCACGATGACCGGGTCATGGACCGGGCGATCGGGACTTACGTCTGCACCCTCGGGGCGAAAGCCTGGGGCGCGGACGGGCTGCTCCGCCATGCCGACGCCGCTGGCCTGCCGCTGCCTCCAGATGCTGTAGGAAGCCCCCAGCCGCGTCAAGCGGTGCCCCCGCCCCCAGAACCCGTCCAAAGGGCTTCCACCGCCCTGGAGCTTGCCCCAGGCTTCGCACACCCCCTCTTCCAGAACCTCGCGGCACTGCGGGAGCAGGAGAACGGGCCCGAGACCTCCCGATGTGCGAATTGCCAATATTGTCCCGTCAAGGTCGGGCCCACCGTCTGCGGGGCCCATGGGTTCAAGATCGATGCCTCTATGTCGGGCTGTGAAACCTGGGAGCCTCGCCTCTCGGATACAATGGATCAGCCGAAGGTCACCACGGACATCTGGGGGAGCGGGTCATGAACGAGCCAGGAAACGGTGGATCTGCTGAATTTCGCCCAATCTTCTCCAAATCGGACGATATGGGGGCACAGGAGGCCGTCGTGGCCTACGACCCGGGCGCTCCGGCCGGGGAGGTCGTGGACGCGACGGACAAACTCTCCCGGATGTATTCCGGGGCCATGGGGGCGGTGGACCCAGTGCTCTACGGGGAAATGGCCGGCTATGCCACGGTCAACCGGATCGAGCACCGGGCGGAGGACATCATCGCCAAGGCCATCAGTTTCCGGGACGATCCGGAAGGCTGGCGGAAGGACCCGGACCGAATCACGCCGGAGGGGAAGGCCCAGACCACCAGCTGGGGCTCTGACTTCGGCCGCGGCTACTTCAAATGGCTGCCCAAGCGGGGCGTCCAGCTGCCCATCCTCCGGGCTTTCGCCCGCCGCCTGGAGGTGGCCCAGGCGATCATCCGGACCCGGAAGCGGCAGGTTGACCGGTTCAGCCGCCGGGCCCAAACCGCGGACGATATCGGCTGGAGGTTGGCGATGGACGACGAGGAGGCCACCGCCGGCACGGAAATGAAGGCCAAGATCAAATGGATGTCCCGCCTGCTGGAGTGTGGTGGCCGGGAATTCAACGCGATCAAGCGGCGGGAGCTCAAGCGTCAAGGCATGACCCAATTCCTCCGCCACTTGATCGAGGACGGGCTGGTCCTGGATCAGGCCGCGGTGGAGCTCATCGGCCTGGACGGGGCGGAAGGGCTGGACTCCTGGTTCGTCCGTCCCAGCGACACCTTCGCCCTGGCCTCCCCCCACTACGCCCAGACTTTGGACGATGGCCGCCCCATCTATGCTTTCCAAATCCTGAACGGGAAGGCAGAGATCCCCTTCGGCTTCGATGAACTGGCCCTGTTCACCCGGAACGCCTCCACCTGGGCGGAGGAGAACGGCTATGGCTACTCGGAATTCGAGCAGTCCTTGGAAACCTTGAACAACGTCCTCCAGGCGCTCACCTTCACCAAACAGGGCCTGTCCGAGAATTCGGTTCCGCGCGGGATCCTACTGGCCTACGGGAATTTCGACGTCAAGACCCAGAACCAATTCCAGGCCGCTTGGCAGGCCAAGGTCAGGGGCATCCAGAATTCCTTCGGCACCCCGATTCTTTTCTCCCGTGGGCAGCAGGGTGCGGTGCAGTATCTCCAGACTGGCCAACCTTTTGATGAGATGGCATTTAGCAAATGGATCAGCCTGAACATGGTCATCATGGGGGCCATCTTCGGGGTGGCGGCGGAGGAGGTCGGCTTCGAGTCCTTCAGCGCCTCCGGGAAGAGCAGCCTGTCTGGGGATGACACGGGCGAAAAGCTGGCCGCGGCCAAGGACAAAGGGCTCAACCCCTTGCTCAAGGACGTTGCCTCGTTCATGAACGACGAGATCGTGGACCGCTGCGTCCCCGAGCTCCACCTGGAATTCTGCGGCTTGGACGTGGAGCAGACCAAGGAGCGGTGGCAGGAGAAGATGAAGCATTCCACGATTAACGAGGTCCGGGCACAGTTCGATATGCCGCCCCATCCTATCGACTGGTTCGGGGACCTGCCGGCCGACCCGGGCGAAATGACCGCCCACTTCCAGCGGGTCCAGCAGGCCCAGACGCTCGGTGAGGTTCGGTTCGACATGCATCTTCCGGAGTATCCCAGCCCCATGCTCGACGCCGCGCCCCTCAATCCCAGCTTCGGAGCCCTCTACCAGCAAGTCCTCATGGTCCCGCCGGAGGGATCAGAGGCGGGGGAAGGTGGCTCTGGCGACGCGTCAGAGCCAGGGGAGGGCGGTCCGGAAGGTGCTTCTGAGCCGGGGCAGCCTTCCATCCTGGCCCAGAAGCTCCAGGATCTCGGGGAAGGGCGCACCCCCTACCAACCCATGGAATTCGAGAAACAGCCGGCTGAAGCCCAGGAGTGACCATGAAGGGCACCCGGAAGCCGGCCCAGGCCCTGCATGGCCACGAGGTTGAACGAGCCATGTGGGGGCCCAATCCGGACCCGCTCCGGGGGTTCGTGGAGGATGGGCTCTGGTTCCTCGGGGCCGGCTTTCTCAATCGGTTCGCCTCCGCGGTGTTGGGTCAGGCCACCACGGTTGTGGCCAAGGCGGAGGGGCCCGCCAAACCCCCGGGCTGGGGCGAGATCATGCACCTGTTCGAAGCCGGCGGGCCGCCCGGGGCGCAGATGGCCAGCTGGGGCAGCCTGATCGACGGCTTCACCCAGGCCATCCTGCCGACCAACACCGCCCTCCAGCAGGCCCAGGTTTGGGCTCTCCGGACCGCCCTGTTAACCCAGATCCAGGAGCGGGTGAAGGCGATCACCACCCCCTGGGCCTGGGACCGCTACTTCCAGATCATGCCGCCGGCCCAGAAGCACATCGCCGCCTGGACGGCCCAGCGGGGCGCGCAGTTCGTGACCAAGATGACCAGCGCCGCTCGCCAGAAGACCCTGGATGTCCTGGTGGACGCGGAGCTCGCACACGAGGGGCCCCGCTACATCCAGACCATGCTCATGGAGCGGCTTGGTGAGTTAAACCGTGACTGGAGAAGGATTGCGATCACCGAGACGGCCATGGCCATCTCCAACGGACAGCTTGCCTCGGTGGCGGACGAGGGGGGCTGGGAGGCGGTCTGGATCGGCGCGCCCACCGCCTGCCCGTTCTGCCGGAAGATGTTCGGCCGGGTGTTCGAAGTGGTGGCCAAGCCCAAGATCGGCATGGATCCTGAGAAGTTCATCTGGCCCGGGAAGCACAACGTCGGGCGCTCCGCCCACCTCTACCGGAAGGATGGCACCAAGCGGACTGCGGCCGAGCTCTGGTGGCCCTGTATCCCGGCCCACCCAAATTGTGCCTGTTTATGGTCACTTCGCAGGAAAATCACGAATTTGGCAGGGAAACGCGCAGAAGCCATTCTTGCCGGTCTTCGCAAGGAAAGATACGAGCGTTATTCAAAGGTATAGTTCAGCTTTGCGAACTCCCCGAATAATTCTATTGCCGCTTTATCATAAGCCATGGCGGCATCTTCTACTTCCGGGAAATGTCCAAGATGCCTCTGATGCTGATCTTTCTTGATATAGGCGCGCCATCGCATCCGCCTCTTATCCCACGAAACGCCTTTAAATCCGCTGGTATTATGGGGAGGTTTGACCATGTTCGCCCCGTTCTGTGTTGGTGTGGCTGGGCGGATGTTATCACGGCAATTGTTCAATTTGTTATGGTCCTTGTGATCGGTTCTTATCCCTTTCTGAAGCCCAAGAATAAATCGATGCAGACGAACGGCAGGGAGTGGCCATGAACTTGCTACATACCCATCCCTGTCCACACACCACCTTCGGTTCATTACTTCAGCCGTATAATCCGAAGTCCATAAAATGGTAGATCGCCAATCCTGAAGATGCATGATGGTGAGACCATTCGGTAAATGCTCGACCTTGTTCGCCCCAATACATTCGAATCCGCCACCCGGCTTACCTCTTCTTGGTTTTCGCATGGGCCACCTCTAATCAAGGATGCGCTTCTTCGCATGTGTGTCAATCAAGCGGGCGGAGGCGATTCTGGCCGGGCTCAGGAAGGATCGCTACGAGCGATATGCCAAGGTGCCCGCTTGAGGCGATAATGGGGGGACCTCAAAGGAGCCTCCATGGCCACCGTCGCGTCCCTCCTTGCCACACTTCAGGCTGACCTTGCCACCGCCCAGGCCGATCTGACCGCCCTGGCCGCGGCCATCGCCGCCGGCACCCCCACCGGGCCGACGGGCCCGACTGCGCCTTCGGGTCCAACCGGGCCCACCGCTCCCACCGCCCCCTCCGGCCCGACCGGTGCCAGCGGCCCCAGCATCCCCCCGGGGAACATCATCCTGGTGCCAGCCTCCTTGGCCGGCACCGACTGCGGGGCCCAGATCCAGGCGCTGCTCCAGCAGGCTGGTTCCAAGGCCACCGCCGCCAGTCCCTGGACCGTGGAGGTTCCAGCTGCGTCCAAGCCCTACATGGTGAATCCCACTCTGCACGGGGAATACGGGCTGGAGATTCCCTCCCACGTCACCCTCCAGGTGGACGCCGGGGCGACCATCGGCACGGTCACCACCCCGAGTTCCCTCCAGACCTATTACACGATTTATATCGCGGCTGGGGTGGTGGACGCCCATCTCCTGCTCCTGGGGACCCTGATCGGCGACAAGGCCACCAAGTCCAGCCCTTCGGAATGGGGCATGGGGTTTGGGGTCGATGCCTGCAATGGCTGTTCCCTGGATGGCACCGGCACGATCACCGGCTGCTATGGGGATGGCATCTACATCGGCCCGGGCGCTCCCGCCCAGACTTTCAAGATTGGGGCCATCGTCAGCACCGGCAACCGGCGGCAGGGCCTCACCATCGATTCGGTCAATGGGCTGATGGTGGACGGGGCCGAATTTTCCCACACCTCCGGGACCTCCCCGGCCTGCGGGATCGATATCGAGCCGGACCAGACGACCCAGTCCGTGAAGAACGTCACCATCCAGAATTGCAACATCCACGACAACGCGGGCGGGGGCATCCAGTCCGGACCGGACGATTCCGGGCCCGGCTCGGTGGACACCCTGACCATCCAGGGCAACACCCTTAACAGCAACGGCTCGCCCGGCGGCAAATACGGGATCTACGCGACTTTCGGTATTGAAAACCAGAATTCCTCGAACGTCACCATCCAGAACAACACCGTGAACGGGACCCAAGGCCCGGCCGTGCAGGTCCGGAACCGCGGGACCAACATCAAAGTGCTCAACAACAAGGGGACCGGGAATAGCTCGGGTGTCTCCAACAGCATCGGCACCTCCTGCACATCCTCTGGCAACTCCTTCTCCTGAAAGGTCCCCATGTCCATCATCGGGTTGATCATCTGTCTCATCATCATCGGCGTCCTGCTCTGGCTGGTGAACGCTTACATCCCCATGGCCCAGCCGATCAAGACGATCATCAACGTGCTGGTGATCCTCCTGGTGGTCCTGTGGCTCTGCAACCTCTTCGGAGTGTTTGACATGGGCGGCGGCTACCGGATCGGAACCGGGCACACCGGGCACACGCACACGTTGCCTTGAATTAATCCCGGAACGGGAGTAACCTGGGGGTATCGCAAAGGAGCCCTCATGTCCATCCCTGTCGCCCTTCTGATCGCCACCATCACCATGGAGACCGCCTTCCTCATCCGGGTCTCCTTGGATCTCCGGGAGGCCCGGAAGGAAACCAAGGAAGCCCTGGCTGCCCTGGACGCCGTCGCCAAGACCACCCGGATGCTCAAGTCCGCCGCCAAGGCCGCCCAGGCCGTGATCGCCGGCCTCAGCCACCGGTAGCCGCATGGTCACCCCGGTCTGCATCTCCCGCTGGTCCGGCCTCGGCGACGTCTGCATGGCCCTGGCGGCGGCCCACGCCTACAAGGCCGTCAACGGTGGCTGGGTGGTGGTTTGCACCGATCCGAAATACCACCAGCTGGCCCGCGCCTGCCCCTTCGTGGATGGGGTGGTCAGCCTTCCCCCTCCGGGCATCCAGGAGGTCCAGCTGCATGCCGCCTTCCATGGCCTCAACCCTGGCCACGAGGTGGACAGTTTTTGTCGCGCGCTGGGCCTAGGGGAAGTCGAGCCGGAGCTCAAGACCCTGGAAATCCGGGTGCCCGTTTCGGCGCAGGCCAGGGTGGCCAGCATCCTGTCCGGCCACCCCCTCTGGCACCGGAGCATCCTGAACCACGTGGTGCTCCACCCTGGGTCCATCGACCCGAACCGGACTTGGCCGGAGGCGCACTGGGTCGAACTGGCCAACCTGCTGCTCTGGCGCGGGGACATCGTCTACCTGATCGGGGGCGAGCACGGCTGCTTCATGGTCGAGGATAAGCTGGATCCCCTGGCTCCCGTCCACAACGTCCGGAACTTAATCGGGCTCTTGAACCCATTGGAAACAATCGAGGTATTGCGCCAGTCCTCCGCCCTGGTAAGCACGGACGGGGGGCCGATCCAGCTTGCGGGCGCGACCGAGACCCACATCTTCGGGATCTACTCCGTGGCCTCCGGGGCAATGCGCCTGCCCTACCGCACCGCGGGCCGGCAAACTGCCCTGGTGCCCACCTGTGAGATGTATCCCTGCTACCTCCACACGAACAACCCGACCATCTGGGAAACCCAGGTGCGCCGGCTGGAGTCCCACGGCACCCTGGGCCTGGGCCCGCTCTTGGCGCACTGGTGCCCGGCGGTGGAGGACCTGGAGGACTCCGCCCGCTATCCCTGCATGCGGGAACAAATCACCCCAGCCCAGGTCTGTTCGGCTATCCTGAATGTGCTCTGAGATTCATCCTTTTCGGGAGGTTCCCCATGGTTCAGATCAGCGGGCTCAATCTTTTCTTCCTCTGCTTGGGGGTGGGGATCGTCGGGGTGGCCGTCGGCGCGACCTCCCATTGGGCGATCGCCCTGGCCGCCAAGGTGAAAGCCTGGGAGAACAAGGAGGCCAAGGCCGCGGAGGCCGAGCTCCTGAAGGTCAAGCTGGCAGCCGAGCACGACGCCGCCCTGGTGGAAGCCGCGGCCAAGGGCCTCGGGGCCATCTGGGACAAGCTGAAGGCTGACGCCGCCGCCCTGGAGGCCGCCAAGGCCGCCGCTGCCGCTGCCCAGGCTCCCCCGCCGGCCGCCCAGCCCCCGGCCGCCGCCCCTCCCGCGCCGCCCCCGCCGGCCGCGGTCCCCGTTCCTGTTTAACCATCGGCCGTCCTCCGCCGCTTCCCGGGTGCGGAATGGGGATGGCTGAAGGGGGCAGGCTTCCCGATCCTCTCGCCTCGAGTGTGAGGGAACCCGCAAAGCTGGCAATAAGGATGGCAAACCCCAGCCGCCCCCGCTTCTTTGAACCCCAAAAGCCAACGCAGGCTTCGCGCTTCGGCGGGTGATTCCTGGCACCGGTTCCCAGGACAATCCCACAAGGATCAGGGCCCCAAGCGGGGCCCTTTCGATTTCCGTGACGTCACGGAAATCAGGCCGGGATGACCTCGCCGTTCCGCACGTAGAAGTGGGCGTGGCAGGCTGACGTCTGGAGCAGGATCGAGGTGCTCCGGCCGCCGTCGCTGCCCAGGGTGAGGTCATCGAACCCGGTCCCCTCCAGGCTCCAGCGGCCGGGTCCGGGCAGGACGTCCGCCGGCACCCCGCGGCTCTCTGACCAGCACCTGATGGAGTGGACGCCATGCCCTGGCAGCAAGCTGATCCTGTTCTTCAGCGGATCCCCCTCCGCCTCCCTGAAGCAGGCCGGGCACAGGAACATGACGCCCTGGGCTTCCTGGATGGTGCTGACGTATTCCGACACCCCCGGACGATCCGGCACCAGCCGCATGAACTTGGGGGCGAGTTCCGTCAGCCTCATTTGATCGCCCGGACCGTGACCCGCTTGAGTTCTTCCCAGATCCCGGCGCGCTCGGTTCGGCGGAAGCCGACCTGTTTCAGGGCCGCCTCCAGGCCGGGGATGCTGGGATACCACTGATTCGTGGGGTCTCCCGCCTCGCCCGGGCGAAATTCCCAGCTGGGCCGTCCCGGGACCCCGTCGCTGAAGGCGGTCTCGATCAGGGCCGTCTCTCCGGTTGCCGCGGCAAGGTGGCGCAGGCCGCCGATGGGGTCCTTCAGGTGATAGAGCACCCCATAGAACAGCACGACGTCCCACTGCTCTGACCGGTCCAGATCGAATAGGTTCTGCTCTCGGAACTCCACGCGGGAGCCCAGGATCCGTTTGGCGAATTGGAACCCTCTGGGCCAGTCCTCGCTTTTGCCTATGCACCGCTCGGTCGGCCGGCCAGTGTCGATGGCGGTCACCGCCCCCCCGCGGCGCTCAGCCTCGAAGGCAAACATGCCGTCTGCGGTGCCGATGTCCAGCACCGTCTTGCCTCTCAGGTCCTCCGGCAGGCCGAAGTAGGATGATGCCAGCCCCACGGTGTGCCCGAAGTATCCCGGGGTCACCACCCCGCCGCCAAGATCGATCCGATGGCTCCACCGGATGGTGTTCATTTCCGCCTTTTGTTCCATGGTCAGCATTCATTTCTCCTTGGCGAGGCGGTCCTTGACGGCCGTCAGAATCAATTTGTCCCACTGGTCCAGGACCGGCTCCGGGCCCAACCCACTCTTCCTCGCCCGCTCCACCAGGAACTGTGCCAGCATCCGGCCAAAGGTGATTCCGTCCCGCAGGACCGCCTCCTTGATGCGGGCATCCGGGTCAAAGATCACCATCTCCCCCAGATGCTTCTCCAAGTTCCCCAGCAGGACTCCCAGGCCGTTCAACCCCAGGGATAGCTCCAGCGCGACGGTCTCCGCCTCGCGGTGGGAACAGAGATGGGGCACGGAGGAGTCCATGCCCCATTGTGACAGGCGACCCTACCTGGAGTAGATAAGGTCTTTGAGCCCAGCCCGGTTGAAAGTGAGGGTCTTGACCTCTCCCCCATCATCGGCCGCGACGGGCGTCCCGCTGTTCCAGATCTCGTTGAAACACCACTCCTTCTCCCTTTCCTGCACCCTGACAAGCTGGTCGGCGGTCTCCCCGTGCCGGCGGCATTCCGCCTGGAGTTCTATCTTCAGAGCAGCGACATTGGCCCAGCCACCGCGGCCCCATCGGGCCAGCTTGCCCTCGAAGACGTCAGGACGGTCCTCCATGGCATTGAAACTGGGCTCGGGAGGGTTATCAGCCTTGGCGGCTTCGATGGCGACGATGCGCGCCTTCTGGCTCTGGCAAAGATCGGCCATCAGGATCCGCTGGTTGTTCGCGTCCCGGAGGGCGGTCCCCAGTTCTTCTACCTGGGCCAACGCCTTCTCCAGGGCCACGGCCTTCTCTTCCGCCAGCTTCTGCCAGCTTTCAAGCTGCCGCTTCAGGTTGTGGCACTCGATGTCCACCCCAGCGAAGGCTTCCCGGGCGTCCTCCCGCTCCTGCACCAGCTTCTCCACCGTGTGGAGGATGCTG